TTTGCATCAGAATATTCTTACGCACCCATAATGCGGAGTAATATTGACCAACAAATTCTGTAGTATCACGCAACAGCGCAATTCGCTCTCTTAATATCTCTTGATTTTTAAGTTCTGTAAACTGATTATCTTTGATATAACTATAACGAATATCTTCTTTAATAACTTCCCAGTCTTCTTCAGTTAAAATATTTTTAAGTATTAACTGTGTGCGTAGTAAGTCTTGAAACAATTCATTAAACTTTTTACGCAAACGACCGACAAACTTTGTAAACTTTAACTCATCGCGATTAATCTCTGTTGCTCGACCTAACTGAAATCCACTTTCAGGTTGCATACGAGACTGTGGTACGTTAAGTGCTAAGAACATCTTCTTCTTAAAATACTCAACATCTTCAATCTCACCGAGGTTCTGACCACCACCTAATGTTGTGATTTCAGTTCCTCTTCCACCTTCTCTTCGTGGCATCCAGAAGTCTTCTAACATGTTCATGAACTTACGGTCATCTTTGACTTCACCAGTATCTCCATCATAAACTAACTTATTTTTAAAGTTATTCATAATGTCTTTTAGATACTGTTCCGCCTTTTGCTTAGGTAAGTTGCCAACATCTACATAGAATACTCTACGCTCAGGTGCCCTTGCAATACGATATACTACAAGTGCATCTTCCATCATTCTTAACTGATTAACAGGTTTAATTGCTTTATGTAAATAACCTAAAACAATATTATTATTTAAATCAGTTAAACCTGAAGGAACATATGTTACACTATCTTTTGTTAAAGCGACTGACGCCGCCTTTTTGATTTGTGCTATATTACCAATAACAGAACCTTCTGTATATAAGAAATATTCTCTTACACGTTTAATGTGTGCAATATTATCTTCCGATACATTTGCTTCATCTTTCTCAACTTCGCGAACATACTTGATTGAGCGTGGATCAATAATTCGTAACTTTTGAATTCCGTCTTTTGTATTTTTAGTATCTACAACTTTATGAAAATAAAGTCTACCATCAACATACCAACGCTTAAACAACTCATGAGAACGCTTGTTAAAGTCAAGCATCTTCAGAATTTGTTTAAACTCTTCTCTAACTTTTTTCTTAACTGAATCCGATAAAGAAACATCATCTAATACAATATTAACAGACTGTTCTTCATCAGATACAATTGCTTCATTAATAATATCATCAATCGCCGCTTCGCACTCAGGATACATAGAAATTTCGCGGTACCTTTTAATAAGGTCCGCTTCATTCTTTGCTGAATAATCCTGATTGAGATACATACCATAAGCACCACCGCTTACAGTTGATTGACCATCGTCCGGAGAAGGAAGAATAATGTCCTGCTTATTATTCTGAACCTCTCCGGGACGACCTATCTCAAATCCAAAAAGTTTGACTGCCATTTTATCTCCACTCTAACATATTATACAATACTTATATCAGTCTTAAATAGTGGTATCTGCGGTAGTATTACCACCACGACCACCAAGACTTTCAAAGAATTGATAAGTAAATTCACAAGTAAACTCTGCAATTGCATCGTTTGTTCCAAAGTCAAGTGCAATCTCACCAATATTAGTAGGATATGCATCTTTAATTATATATGACTTTAGAATAGCATCGTTTCTGTCTAAATGGTCTACTCGCAGGTCAACCAAATACTGTGAAGGTGAAACTTTACCTCTATTAGTGATTGGGTTGTTAATACCATTTTGCCAGATTTCTAATGCGTCACGAATTGCAAAAGAAGTATCGTTATATACTGTAATAGTCCATGGAGTGAAAGTTCTTTCACCGCCAAAGTTTACTACACGACCCCTATAGTTGACTGGTGTATTGCCGATAGTTGATCCAGGTAATGCGGCACCGCGACAGAGAAATTCTGCATCACGTCCCGCGGCACCCGCAACCTCGCCTGTTACATAGTCAGGAAATGTAAGAGTAATCCTAAATTGGTTCGCTCTTGCACCGCCTCCTACCATACGGGATTTGAAGTCTGAAATTGTTGCCATTGTTTGCTCCTATTTTATCCTATTTATCCCTTAAACGCCAGTCTCTTCAAAACTGATACCAGTTCTTGTTGCAACGAATGTTAGTGTGATAAAGTTAATAGACCTTGCAGGTTTAATAAAGATATCTGCTCTAAACTCATTACCATCAATAACGGCAGGAGTATTGTTAGTTTCATCACATACGACTTTGAAATCGTAAATGCCCCTACGACCTTGGATATCACGCAAGAATGGTTCAACCAAGTTTCTGAAGTTTGCTCTAGTAAATGTATCGTTAAATTCAAATAACTGGAACTTCGCCGCTGTTGCAATTGCTTTTTCTAGAATAATGAACAATCTGCGAACATTAATTCTATCGAATGCTGAAGGTGAAGTCAACATTGTTTTATCGCCAAACAAGACAACGCCTTGTCCAGGGAATGAAACAACAGGATTAACTTGCTTCTTATAGAGAGTATCTCTATCTGCTTTATTTGGTGAGTATGCCAAACGAACTGCATTTCTAATTTGACCACGCTGGAATCCAGCAGGTGAGAAGAATGGATCAGCAACTAAGTCTGTGCGTACACAACATCCAGCAACATCGCCGTTTAATGGAATGTAACGATATACATCGCTGTAACGGTCATATTGATATTTCCATCCAGAGTCCATTACTGCAAATGATGAGTTGATATTTGCAGATACATTTCTAAAGTCTACAATATCGGTTGCCGCTGTAATTGAAGTTGCGTCAGCAAGTTCTGGTGATAAGAATACCATACAGTCCTTACGAATTTCTGCAACATTGTCTACGACCCACTTAGCAACTACACCTGATGCAGGTCCAACTGGAATAAGCGAAACATCATAGAGTTCATCGTTTGCAAAGTGTGTATAAGCAGTCTGCAATTCACCGTCTGTTGGTGTATTATCATTTGTACCACCTGATAGTGATGCATAATCTGGTTTTCTAGATGTATGTGTAAACGCATTTGAAAGTAGACCGGTAGCGGCACCAACGTCTGCATCTAATTCACTGTGATTTCCAGCAAACCAAATGTAAGCAGAGTATTGATTAATATACTCTACAAAGTAATTAACAGTTCCATCAGATTTCTTAGCGTCTGATGCAACAGAGAGATTTGAGAATTTCTCAAGTACTGTGTTTGCTGTACCTGTAATATCTCCTGATTGGTCGACAATGATAATATGAATTTCATCGCCCGAACCACCTCTGGCAGTTGCTTGTACTGATGTTCCTGGAGGACCATCAAAATCTGCATGATAGAACCATCTTGCTTCTACATTAACAGGTACCGATGTTCCATCAACAATAGCGGTAAGACCAGTAGTCTTTCCCTTTTCTCTGATAGTAAGTGTGTTTGTTGAAATTCCAACAATCTCATATTCTGTGCTATGACCAGTAAATACTACTAAGTCACCGATAATGAGGTCTGTTGCTGATACAACATCAACTGTAGTTGCACCAATTGCGTTTGATGTTGTTACAGTTGTGATTGCAGTTTTTGAAAAAGCGTCTGCATTCTGACACAATGAAACTCTTAATGAGTTACCAAGTGTGCCTGGATACTTCGCCGCCCACTCACCTGCTCCAGATGCGATTGCTGATGCACCTAGATTATCATAATGTGTGCTATTTTTAATTAGAAAACCAGTTGAACTGGTAGCGTTTAGATTTCCTGTTTCCGCTCTAACTACTTGTAAGTTAGAACCGTAAGACAAAAAGTTTGCCGCAGTAAAGAAGTAGGTATATGTTTCAGCATTTGGTTCACCGAAAACGGAAACCAATTCATTCTCTGAAGAAATATTGATTACTTCATCTACAGGTCCCCATTGGAATACACCCGCAAAGGCACCTGGAGAGGTTGCTACTGCTGGCACAACCTGTGTCAAGTCGATTTCTCGTACTAGAACGCCTGGTGAAAGTTGAAATGCCATTTTTATTTACTCCCGTATATTTTTTAAGTCAATAGTCATTGTATGAATATTTATAATATCTAATTTCTTCGAAACTGCTACCATGCACCTTCGTCTACAATGACCCACCTGTCGCCTTGAGTATCTACAAAAGATGTTTCCACATCATTCACTCCATCAGCGATATAACCAAAAGGTGTTAATTCATCCTCTAACATTTGCATCTTATCGCGATACAATTTCATTCGAATATCATTGTCGGTCAATTCTTTGAAATATGGTTGTCCGGATAACCAAGCAAACATCACCAAACACATTGCTAAATCGTCATGACTACCTTCTTCTGCTTCGTAAGAACCTTTCTTAGCGATAAAAGTTGATAGTTCATTTATTATATCAAAATCTTGTATAACAAATTTTTCTTCTTCAACTAGAGATTTTAGATTACTACAACCAAGTCTTTTTAATTGCGCTGTAGTACGCACACCCATATTGTTCTGTGTGCCAAATCCTCCACCTACTATTTGTCCTGCTCTTCCCTTCCATGTTGTGGAAAGTAAGTTTTCATATTCTACTTCATTATTTAGAATATCCGCGACTTGTTGACCTATATCGTTGACTTCTACTAGAATGTATGCGTTATTATAATGTGTACCCATCTTATTAATAATTGTGGGATACATCATAGGAGTAATTTCATTACTCTTATACTTACAAACGACTTTGAAAGGCATCTCTGTAACATCTATCACTACAAACGCGCTGTAGTCTAAACCTACGCCTCTTGAAACGTCAACAGTCATAACATATGTACGTTCTGGTTGCGCCTCTTCATAGACGCTTAATCCTTCTTTATTGTAATTTGGTGTCTTATATGCTAGATTTCTTAGTGCATTAGGATTAATAAGTGTATTCGATGAACCTAAAAACTCACACTCAAACTCTTGACGCCACTGTTCTTCAGAGGTGTTCTTAATAGTCTCTTCTCTAAATCTTTGTCCTCGTCCAGGAATATCATTCCACTGAACTTCAATAGGCACATAAGAACTTCGACCTTCTTCAGCATCAACCCACATCTTATAAAATTGGTTCATGCCTTTAGGTGTAGACACTACCATTACTTTAGTGCTTTTACCAGAAGTGATAGTAGGATAAACAGACTTAAAGAATTCATCTGCTAAATTGAATGGAACGAACGCAAATTCATCCAAGAATACTAAGTTGAATGATCCACCACGAACTGCAGATGATGATGTTGCTGATGCTACAATTTTAGAACCATTTTCTAATTCAATAGAACCTTTGTTCCATACTTTAACACCTAACTGTAACCAAGGAGGTAGTGCTTCATATGACATATGAATTTTTGCAAGCAAGTCTCTTGCAAGTGCGCCTTTGTTCGCGAGAATAGCACAGTTTACAGTAGGATTGAATAATGCAAACCACAAAATGTATGAACACACTGTAGTTGATTTACCTGACTGTCTAGGTATCTTACAAATTGAAAATCTGTTCTTGTGAAATGTTTTAACCATCTTCTTTTGAAATGGATACATTTCAAATGGTACAAAACCCTCATCAAGATTAACAATCTTAATATAATTAATAATAAAGTACTCCGGGTCTTTAGAACATTTGATATACTCTTCAATCTGTTCTTTAGTAAACTGTTCTTGTACGTTTACTTTTTTAAGATTAGGATTACCTAAATAATTATCACTCATTTATAATCTTCTGTAATACAACTTCAAATTGGTCAATCTTTAATGTACGATTTGGCCAATAGATATAATCTTTATCTGGATTTGCTTTTAAGTTATTTAAAAGCGGTACAACTGCTTCATGCAGTTTTTTTACTTTTGCTTGTAGTTTTGCTACCTCTTCTGTTGATGATGTTGCAGTCTGTGCTAATTGTTGTACTGCTTCTAGTTCATTTTCATCTACAGCGGTGAAACCAAAATCGAAATCACTCATGGTCGATTACCTTTATATCTTTTGTGTCACCTTGAAGTAACTTTTGCAACTCTGCGGTTGATCCAACAAATAATGCGTTTGTTACATTTGTAGGTGCATCTTCTTTATCTACTTTTTTTAAGTCTTTCATATTTTTTTGAAGTCTCATCAAGTCTTGAGTTACATCACTAACTGTTTTAATTAACTGTCCAGCAACCTCATATGAACGAGGATTCTCTGCTTCTCTTGCAAGTTGTAGAATTCCTTCTATTGCAGTATTACCCTTTTCTATAAGTAAGTGAAAATTTTGTCTCGCCACCTCATAATCGGCATCGGCATCAGATAAATCTAGACTAGGTGCATCGACATGGGTTGAGGGTAAGTGTTTAGTATCGCTTTCTATTATTTCTCCGGCAACATCAAACAAGTCATTTAGTTTTGTATTCACTTTATCATTCATATTATTATCTCTACTGTTGAGTAAATCCGCTTACTTTTTTCAACGTAATGGTTACTGTTCCATCTTCAATCGTAACTCTGATATCTTTTCCTGGTTCTGCGGATAACCCTAATTGACCTGTGTTAACAATTGAACCAACACCTGGACCACTAAATGAAAAAACTGGAGTTGTATTTGGGGTGGTCACACGTTCTATCAAAACGTCACCAACATTATTATCATAGTCAATTTGAAGAATAATACACTCTGGGTCTACTGCAGTTTCATCTCTACCTAGAGAGTCCACATCTAAGTCAAAGTCTACTGTTCCAACTGTAAAATCTCCAGAAACTGTGAATGTTGCTCTAGTTGCAGATGTGTTTAAAATAGTTTTAGTTGCCATTATTTAAAATCCTATGTCTGTGGATCATCTGTCCACACTTCACTAAATCCAAAGTCATCATCTGCTTCTGCAGATGTTGGGTTAGGTGTTGCTTCATATCTAGTATTTACTAGAGTTGATGTAGGGGCGTCAAGATAATTATCAATTTTAACTTTCTTAATAACTCCTTGCTCATATACAGGTCCATAAAAATTAACTTTAGTTGTAAATGATAAAGTATATATGATACTTCTACGAGTAGCAAAATCTCCCTCATAATCATCCTCATATGTAAGTGAGTCCATAATTAAAGGAAAGTCATCTTTAATACCCATTTCAGGAACAGCATTAATAGTTAATGTAAATGCTGGTGTGAAAAAAGGAATAATTTGCTCAACAATCTGTAAAGCATCTTCTTGATTTTTTGCCATCACAAATAGTGAAAAATTAATATTATATGGAACAGAAAAGTATTGTTTTTTCAATCCATTTGTTACGGAATCGTCTACTTTTTTAAGTACATTTAATTTATTAACCTTACGTTGGGAATCATAGTTAAATCCTGTAATCTCAAATCCCATTCTAGGAAGAGTTAACTGTATAGGTGAGTTTCCTGTTGGGTCTTCATACAGTCTTGCTAAGAACTTTGCTTTAGGTCCATATGCTAAAGGCACCCGCATTGACTGTAATGCAGTTCCACTTGAATCCGGTCTTCTTACATGTATATCATTAAACACACTACCAAACGCAACAACAGTTCGTCTAATAGTCTCATGATAAAAGTGTGATTGTCCTAACATTATCTTTGTACCTCACCAAATGGGTTTGAAACACTAAAGTCAATAATATCATCAGCAGATAATCCAAAATCATAATTTTGTGAACTAGGCACAATTGTTGCTAAGTTATAATCTTCTTTAATGAGTTTAAATCCGTCTTCAAGTAGTATAGAACCTGATGCATCTTCAAGTCTCAATTCATATTCAAATGCATTTGAACTATATGTAGTTTCAATTGCGTCAATCGCGGCAACACCTGTGTCAAGTGCTTCGTTACTATAAATGAATTGTTCTACATCTAATCTATATGTGTATATTTGATTTAACTGATAGAATATATTTTCATGTTCAACAAA